AGCCGGTCGGATTCTCGATTTTTCTGCGGTAGATAGCATCGTCAGCGTGACGAGTGGGTCAGACTCGAATCAAATCAGCCTGACGATTGATGATTCCGACGAGACAATCAAGCACATCTTCGATCAACATGACGTACACAAACGCGATGTCCGCGTCTACCAGTGGTTCGAAGGTCTTGACCTCTCTGACAAGTTTCTGCTGTTCCGCGGGCAAATCAACTCTCCCATCGTGTGGAATGAGGGTGCGAGAACTTTCTCCCTAGATGTCGTCACCCGCGTCGAAGAAAAGGAAGTCGGGTTCTCGGCCGAAGAGGGTCAGTTCCCGCAGATTCCAGATTCGCTGATCGGCAAACCGTGGCCGCTTGCATTCGGCACGGTGCTCGACCTGCCGGCGCTGCGGATTGCGAAGTCGATCACCGGCACGACTCAGCAGGGAGTTGGTATCATCAGCGGCACTGACCTTCATAAGAAGGTCCATCTGGTAGATGACGCCGACCTGCAAGACGTCGGACCGCAACTCGCCCAACTGAACACGCAGTCGAGTCTGCTGGCGCAAGTAGCAACCGACTGGCTCGGAGTTGACGACAGTGTGGCCGACCGGTTGCGATCTCAGATCAACGCCATCACCCACCAGATGTCAGTGATCCTCGCACAGGCTGCACTGTCGTCGCAAGTTGCGCAGGAACGGCGAACGCAGGACGTCGAGCGGTTCAACGACCCGGTAAACATCGGTCCCAGCGAGATCAACATTCTGGGCGGCGAGGATTTCCCGCAGGGTATCCCCGTGCAAGTGGATATCAACGGCGGGCTGTTCACTGGTGTTTTCGACTGTCAAACGTTTCGCATCACCAGTCGCCGGCATCCAGATAATGAAGCTCGCGCACAGGAACTCTTTGACCAGTCCACAGGCGGGATCGAAACCTCACAAACGGGGTTGCAGACGCTGTTTGAGCAGTCGTTGCTGGGTAATAACATCATCGACATGGAGATGCAGTCGCCGCGACATATCAACCCGCCGCGTCACATCCAGACGATTGTTATCACCAACCCGCCTACCCAGCGACGGACGAACGTCACGCAGGTCGCTCAGCATTTCTGGGCGGACGCCGGGAGTCAGGTGCGACTGATCTCAGACCTTCCTGAGACGCACATTGTCTCTATCGTGCCCGGCACAGTGCTCGCCGTGAAAGCCTACAAGCAGTTCGAAGGCATTCGCCGACTCATCAACGTACCCAACGAGTTGTGGAGTCAGGTCACGGAGAACTTCGGCCCGATCACCGCGGAGACCGTCCGACTGACAAAGCAACTGTCGTCGATCCCCGATCAAGGCTGGGAAGACAACCTCTACGTCACGTTCGAATCGTCAGTTGGGCCGAACACGGTAGACGTGATGGAATACCTGATCGACACGTACTCAAACTTGTCGAAGGATACGACCAGCTTTGACGCGGTGAAAACGAAACTGACACCATTCCCTTCTAGTTTCGCCGTGCTGGACCGCCCGCAGATTCTCGAACTGCTGCGGAAGATCGCGTTCCAATGTCGGTGCGCACTGTTCATCAAGGATGACACGGTCCATCTCAAGTACCTGCCCGAAGAACCGGCTGCCGACGATACGATCACTGAAAGTGACGTCGCCGCCCAGAGCATCAGCGTCACGCTGACACCGACCGAAGACCTCGTCACGAAGATGGACGTCACGTGGCGACCTACGTATGCCGACGACGACGAGCGGAAGATGATTCTTCGGCACAACGTTGCGAAGTACGGAGATCAGGCCGAAGAGTTCGACTGGTTCATCTACAACCAGCCGGACATCATTCGCAAGGCTGCGACGTTCTGGTTGATCCGCAAGAGTAACACGTGGAAGCGGATCAAGTTCAAGACATTCTTGAACATGCTCCGACTTGAGACGTTCGACACGGTGTTGCTGGACTTCAACCGGACTTTCGTCGCCGACAATGACGTAAAGGCAATCGTCGAGCAGGCCGTATATGATTCTGAAAGTAATTCGATCGACTTCGAGTGCCTTGTTCCGGTCAAGGCCGGTCAGATGTCGCCGTACAAATTCTTCTGGCCGGCGGCAGCCGAGGGTACGTTCCCGTTGCCGGATGATTTCCCCGGCGGCGACAATGTGGGAGAGGGGGCGACTGGTGACCTGCCCGTATCTAGCCTGAATCTGCCCAGCCCGTGCTCAAGCAAAATCTTCATCGGTGGGCCGAACATCGTGTTTGTCGGACCTGCCGATCACGGCGACCCGACGCCACAGGATACCGGTTTCGTTGCGCAACCGCTCATCCCTGCTGGCACCAACTTCAACCTGATCGCGTCGCCAAGGCCCAACGTCGATCTGACGCTGACCTACGCACCCCGAATTCCGAGGCCGGTCATCCCGCCGCTTCCGGTCATTCCGGTGATTGATATCACGAAGACGTGGGTGGTTGACACCCAAAGCGGGAACAATCAGTTCGCCCTGCTGTCCACCATTTTGAGGGAGATCAACAGTGAGGGGAAGTTAGTCATTGACACGGATGCCCTGTGGGGCGACGGGACGGACGAGAAAGAGTTCGATTTCCGATTTGACGTCGAAGGCGATCAGTGGGGAGCCGGGACGGCATTTTTGAAATCTGATGAATAATCAGGCATCCGGGCAGTGCTTCGATGCGGGTCAGCCTGAACTCCCCACCATCGCCACGGGCCGTATCCGTGGTCGGTGCTCCGCCCTCAGATTTTGAAAGAGCCGTCGAATGGTAATCAAAATCGATTGGACTGTGTAGCCGGCTTCCACCCTTTTCTAAACGTCTTCGCTGCACGCTTGCGGCGAAGACGTTGTGCTTTGCGCCACGCGTCTTCCGACAACCGACACCAGTGAGTGTACCGGCCGGGCAGATCGTCACTCTCTCCGATGCGACCGAACGTGATGAAGCCTTCATCGTTCCACCGCTCGGCGGTACTGAAATCCTTCGGCGTCATGTTGATCGTGTTGACCTGCCCACCATAGCTGACCTGCCTGTCTTCGAAGTACAGCAGAAGCTCATGCTCACGTTTCTTCATCTCAATGCCTCTCTTGCTGTTTGGACGTAGGAACAAGGTTCTGCGTTTGCGATTCTCTCCAATGCCGATCGGAGTTTTGAATTTTCGCAGTGTAGACACTGCCGCCCGGTGCGGGCGTGCCCGCACGTCTCGCAGGCGAAGCAAGTCCTACCTTGGTCGGCGACGAACCGGTTCAGCCTGCGGTTCTCGCCTTCGAGTTCGGTAAGTGCCGCCCCTCTGAAGTGACATGCGAGGCCGTACCACTCTCTATTTAGAGTTTCGTACAAGTTCTGCGCGAAAGCCCGCACTTGTTCGTCAGTGATTTTCATCGTCATACTCTCGGAGTAAACCTTCGAGGTCGGAGTTGATTTCACAACGATTTACCGGACCCAGCATCCCCGCCTCATAGAACCCGTTGACTTTCAACTGATCTTGGTGCCCTGTTACCCAGTAACAGCCTTCGTTGTTCGATGCGATTGGATTCGGTAGCAACTTCGCTACCGCCGCCAACGTGCGCCGATTGTTGATTCGGTGGAAAGCCAAAGTCACATCGAAATGCTCGATGTCATCTGGAAGGTCCGAACATTCGATCATTTGTGCGAGGTATCGCAGTTGGTTAATCAGGTGTACTTTCTTCATTTCTTGACCTTTCCAAAATCGGGGCATTGCTTGTTTCTGCAACGATCCTCTTTGAAGCCGCTATGCTTTGATTTGCACGTCGGACAAGTCCACGTACTACTTTGCTTTAGCTTTCTGTTCATCGAGCACCCTGTAGAAGCTGAGTTGGTCGTGTCCGATACGTCGAATCAGTCGTTCGTGAATCTCTTCCAGTGAGAACGGTCGGTATTCGCCTAGTAACCGCTTCGCGTTGTCAACGCCGATGTCAATACTACGTCTCTCTGGAAACCGGTTATCCAACGTCTGCTCGCGCAATGAATGGACGTGCCCGTACACATGGCCGTGGCCGTTGTGGCTGCCGTCCCAGTACGCATGCGGGTAGTGACTGACCCAGATTTTGAAACCGTCTGGACATCTCACTGACAGACCGTCGAGAACTCGCGTGAACAACTTCGGATTTTTCTTGTCGTGATTCCCGCGGATCAAGACAACATCCTTGCAGGTGATCCGGTGTCGGTATTGCTCTTTACCGAAGTCGCCGGCGACAATCAGACGGTCGTTTCGATGTACGAGATTATTGATGTACGACAGCAGATGGTCATCATGCTCCTCGATCGTGCTGAACTGACTTCGGCTGGCGACATTCAGGATTTCAGGGGAGCCAAAGTGCGTGTCGGCGGTGATCCAGACTTTCATGCGAGTCCCGACAAGATTGAAAAAGAGACAGTGTCACCGGGTTCAATGGTTCGATCAAAACCCTGACAATGGATAGACTCACCATTTCGGTACAAAACCAACATGGTCAGGTCAAATGCGAAAAATGGGCTTTCTTCACACACTATCAATCCAGTGACCGGTTCGTAATGACATTGGAGAGTGGCAACTAACTCCAAGCCACGGTAGAAATGAATCACGAACTTCGGAACATCGACGCAGTGGCAGTCTTCAACCACGTTAAGGCCGATGTACTTTCTGGTTCCTTTGCAATCAGGACACATTAACGGCCTCGTCACTATGTGGGCAAAAGTCGCACGTACCTTGATTCACAATTCGACCGTTCGCCGGACACTCTGCACACCGACAGAATTTCGTAATCAACGCCGCTCCGCACTGTGGCCTTCGCTTCATGGTCAACTCGCGGTGACGGCATGGTGCCCATTCCGAGAGTTGTCGCCACGGATTGCTCGGGTCTCGCACGTAGCCCGCGTGCAGTTTCGGGATCGTCAACCCCGGAACCTTCTCGTAGGTCAGTGCATCCGGTTCGATGATCGGCAGCTTATACTTCGGCATCGCAGAGCAGTCTCAGCACAGCTTCCAGCCTTACCGACTGTACTTCAGGATCAAAGGTCTGGTCAATTTCAGCCACGTAAGGCGACGAGACGATTGCTGGGTCTACGAATCCAATCTCGTCGTCACCAACCAACTCGAAAATCTCGACACCGAATCGGTCCAGAATGACAGCATTCGGTTCTCCCTCGGGGAAGAACGTGTATGGAAATCGCCACTCTGAGTCTTGAGTGCCAAGTGGGGTTGCATTCCCCGGCGCAACCCCACAATCCGGCTCTGGTTCCCATTGCCCTTCACCGACGTCAATGTACCCGTCGATCACATCGCCAGTTGCGATCAGGGTATTCTGCACCCGCATCTCCCAGCGTTTGAACCCGCGGCCGACCCAGCCTCGCCCGCCGGATCGTCGTTGAATCACAGACTCTTCACTGCACGCCATTTGGGTGATCGTCAGCGGAATTACTTCCGCCATAATCCAACCGGCCCAGTCGAAGTAAAGAAATCTTCCAAGGTTCGGGAAGAAAAAATCAGTCACGTCGAGAAGTTTTTCGGACGTGTGATCCCGGTCTTCCTCTTCGCAGCAGCACTCGGGAAGTGATTCCAATGCTGCTACAAGCTCGTCGATCGTGGACTGCTTCCACAGTTCAGGCACCGGAGAGAAATTAAACTCTTCAGGACACATCTCCAATAGTTTGTCGATCGCGCCCTGCACGTCGGATCGTTTCCAAATGGCGGGGTCTTCCAGCAATTCGAGCGGATCGACGTTGCAGTTTTCCGCAGCGTCGTTTATGGTTTGGATCAGTGCGTTCCACGCTTCCGCGGAGTCTGCACCGTCGAGCTTGTAGACTGTCATGGGTACGTCTCACTGACCTCTTCGAGTGATTGTTCGAGTTCAGCGACTCTACTTTCGAGTTGAATCACGTCATCGTCACGCGATGCTGCCCCCTCTTCGAAGCCCGCGTCGTAATTGTCGGGTACGTCTTCCTGCGCCCTTTGCATGCAGTCGTCGCACGGATCGACAACCAATTCACCACGGTGGTAGGTCGCGTTCAAAGTGTTCCCACAATCACACACAACGTCTACGTCGATTTTAATTTCAGCCATTTCTCACCATTGAAGTTGAAGCATTCGTTTGTAAACTTCAGAGCATGCAATCGCATCCGACAAGGCGTCGTGCGGGTTGTCGTTGTTGACCTTTAGCTTTCGGCACAACCTCGTCAGCGTGAGTCGTTCAAAGGGCGGTTCCTCGGCGTTGAGCACCGCCCGGTCGTTCATCGCCGCGGCGATCGCCATCGTGTCGCGAGCGCGGACGTCGAACAGGTCACCCAACAAGTCGTCTCCCAGCCACGCCAGCAGAAAACCCCGCTCGAATGGCCAGTTGTGCGAGATCGGCACAGGGCGATAGCCGAGCTTCTCCTGCCACTCGATCAACAACTCCATCACCTTGTCGGAGTCGGGGGCGTGTAGCCTCAACTCTTCGAGCGATATCCCATGTGTCCGAGACGCGGCTATGTCCGACCGTTCCGGATACTCGGGCTTCAAATTCGTGTAGAACGGGGTGCCGGCAAACTGGAAATCCGAAGTGAGCGGTAGCACCGCCACTTGAATGATTTCGTGGTAGCCCGGTGCGGTCCCAGTCGTCTCGATGTCAATGGATGCGAACATGGTTAGTCTCGTGTGAAGTCTGCAATCAGCTTCGAAGCTGGTCCCGCGGGCGGCCGGTCGTCGTTGGCACGCTCACACATGATCGCGTCAATCAGGATTCCCAAACACGCCCGTGCGTGGGCGAGATGTATCAGCCCGGACTCGTTGTCGTTATCCTCGCCGTCAAACCACCGGTCGAGATGTCGCCTTGCGGCTGAAATGTAGATGGACGCGTTGATCTTTGTAGATCGCCAATTGAATGCTCCGTACTTCTCGGCCCCCAACTCCATGACCTTTGCTTCGATGATGTTCGCCGATGCGGGAATCAAATGCAGGTTCGGTTTCTTTCGACCGATTACATCCTTCGGGTTGCCGTCATCTGGGGCGTCATCTGGGGTGTTGTCGTCGGGTGCGTTGCCGAACACCTGAGCGTCGCCGAACACCCGAGCGTCGCCGAACACCTGAGCGTCGCCGTACACCCATGCGTTGCCAAACACCTGAGCGTCGCCGGACACCGAGGCGTTGCCAAACACCCAAGCGTCGTCGGACACCGAGGCGTTGCCAAACACCTGAGCGTCGCCGTACACCCATGCGTTGCCAAACACCTGAGCGTCGCCGGACACCGAGGCGTTGCCAAACACCTTCGCGTTGTCGGACACCCAAGCGTCGCCAGTTTGTGAGAGGTTGCTCTCACTTTCTAACCATCCACCAAGACACTGATCGGATACTCGCCGAATTCTTGTCAAGGTTCGGCCGAGGAAAACCATCTTTTCATCGGTGAAGGTGTACTTCACAGTTGCATTACTCATTGTACTCTCCACTTCAGGTTTGCAATCATCACCATGTTCTTACCGTCCCGCTCCCGCGGGTAGTTGTCCGGCAAGCGTTTGGACACTTTCTTCTGACTCCACTGACTACGTTCATCGATTGGTAACCAGTTGATGAACCGTTCGTAAACCTCACTAAATCGCACGGAATCCCCGACCGAGTTCTCACCGAATTCCGTCAGGAACTGCAACAACGAATCCTGATTCATTTCTTCGGCGGCCCGTTTATTAGCCGTCTCAATTGCACAGAGTCGCATCCGACCGCAGTGCGCCGGTAATGTCATTCCCATCAAGGTTCGCATGAACGCTGAAGATTCCTCTCGGAGTCTTGCCATCAACGTCGGCTTGGGGATGTCTTTAACCGGCGGTGGGACATTCAGGACGACGATCCGTGTGTCTCCGGGAAACACCGGGCAGGCGTCTCGCTTGTTTGCACACTGAATGAAGTGAAGCGTGTTCGGCTGTGGGTATGCGTCTGTCCGCATCTTGCGAATCCACAGCGTGCGACTCGTCACCCAGTCTTTGATCCTGTTGTAAATCTGCTCACCCGCGGTACTGAGGTCACGTTCTTCAACAACGGCAAGAATCGCGTTTGACAGTTCCCCGTTGAATTCTGTGTTGTTGGACAACGCTCGGTCTGCACTGCACACTCCGCGAGTCATCAACAACCCGATTGCTTCATGCAGAATTGACTTCCCGGTGTTCTGCCCGCCATACAGGAACAGATATGGCAGCGGCTCGAACGGTTCCCGCAGCATGCACGCAATCCAGAGCAGTCCGTAGTCATACCCGGTGCGTATGTTGTTGCCTTTCGCCCAACAAGATTCCTTCAGTGGCTGAGTCAGGTCTTGGAAGACATGCGATAGAACGGCGTCCCAATGTTCGTGAGGCCCGTCATCATCTGCGGGGGAAAAGGTGAATTGCGGCGCTCCGAGGTTCCACCGGCGATCGCCGGGGTACTCAGGTTGAAACGGCAAATTGACAAGGCCCCACGCGTCAACCACTGCCCCGCCCAAAATCTCTTCGGCTTCGGCTTTCTTGTGACCCAGTGAAACGAGATATGATCGAACATTGTCTTTGGATTTCCGGAACCAGCCAGTCTTCGTCTTCACTGCCCAACCGCCCTCATCGCCGCTGGATAGCACAAGGTGTCTGACAACTCCGTCGAAATCTTGTTTCGCGTCGTGTACGACAGCCCTGACTCCGAAAACGCGAGTGTACTTCCCGCGCTTCCGGACCCAGCCTTGCATCCCGTCAACTTCCTGCCCGACGACGTCGATCACGACACGTCCATCTTTTGCCGTCCGCATGACCGCGGTGTGGCCGTGGAGTGCCGGCAGTTTCACGCTGACCCCGAGTGAGGCGGCTGCCTCTTCGACCTTCCTCGGGTCGCTAAATGTGAATGTGCCCTCGTTGTCCGGGTCTTCCGTGCCTTGAAAGACGCGGCAAGCCGTTTCCAGATCGAGATCGCGGTTGTACGGGCACGACGTCCAGTCTGAGCCGTCCTGTTTCCAGAGCGGAGACTCGACGACACCGGGGGAGAACCGGTAGACCAGCCACGACCCGCCCGGCTCAGGGAAGAGGAATGAATTCGGCGATCCGGGGTCTCCCCCACTGGACAACGTCTCGAATCGACCCCGCAGTCCGAGGTCTTCGTGGACTTTCTTCAGCGCAGATGTATGTGTCTGAAGCAAGTGATGGTCGGCAACCCAGATCGTTGAGAACCCTGTCACCATCAAAGCGTCGATAACCGCATGATGCTCAGCGTCCAGAACCGTCGCCGGCCGAGAGTTTGCAAGTTGTTCGAAGGTGTCGTTAGCTCCGACGAGACGGACCTTCGACCGCCGCCGGGCGACAACCTCAAGGTGGTCACGCCAGTTCAGAGGCAAGTCAGCTTCGGTCAACACCTGCGTTGACGCCTTGATGAGAGCAAGTCCGCCGGCATCCCATGCTTTTCTATGCCAGAACCACATATTTCCGCCACAAGCATCGACCTGCGCGGCGAAATCGAATCCCGACTCGCTCGACAACATTCCGAGCACGGCACGGGCTAGAGCCGCGTGCTCGTTGTGGTTGGTCGTGGGAATGGCATCCAGCAAGACATACAGGTGGATGCCGCCGCCGCCTGTGGATCGTCGAACTTCGACGAACGGGAAGTCCGACGCGACAGCCTGCACATTCCGCAGTTCCGAGTCGGTGATCCCGATGCCCGCGGCGTGCCCAGTGATGGTGTCAAAATCGAAACCGACCCAACGGCTGACACGATCTCTCCAATCCCAACCGGTCGAGCCAATGGCTTCGACGTAGAGGTCAAGCGGGAAGCGGATGGTCCAATCGCTGAACTCCGGGTCGCTGCTGGCTTTACGGGGTATTCGGAAATTGTACCACTCGGTGATCCCATCCGACCAAGTATTCCGCTTCCCATCGACAGGCTCCCCGTCGCCGGCCAACACGTTGACCTGCGTTTCGAGGTCGATAGACCACCGGTCGAGCATCGCGGGGTCGTGATGCTCTTGATTTCGGATGAAGCTGGTGAGAGATTCGCTAACTCGCATGCCCCCAGTACACGAGTCACGGGCAAATCTGCGCGTGATTCTGGGAAATTCTTGAAAGTTCCGGACGATCGGATGATTTCCCTACTATCCGTGTATGGGCTTTGTAGAGGTCTACAAAAAGGTCTTATACAAAGAAAAATAGGGAAATGGTCCGATCGTCCGCGCGACGCGTCGATCGACGTAAGCAAATGATGACACTTCAACTAACAACGAATCTGAAAATCTGCTGACTTTTGCTAACAGATTTGCCGACTGGGCGTGTACTGTGGGCATGCAGATCGCCGTCGCAAACATTCGAGACCCAAAAGTTCTGCTGAGAACGGTAGACACCGGGTCGGTCGAGTTTCAGGAACTGATGGACTCGATTCACGATCGGGGGGTATTGAAACCTTTACTGGTCCGCCCATTTGGAGCTTTCTACGAACTGATCGACGGGATGCACCGCCTGATGGCTGTGCGGATGCTTGATCTTCTCACCGTCGATGTCAAGGTCATCGACTGCGACGACAACGACGCTCTACTTCTCCAACTGCAAGCAAACGCGATTCAGGTGCCGACGTCTCCGGTCGATTATGCGAGGCGGCTACGTCACCACATGGACCTCAACCCGACGCTGACGTTGTCGGGCTTAGCACGCGTCCTCAACAAGAGTACGCAGTGGGTCCGACAGATTCTCGGCCTACTCGGCCTCTCAGAGGATGCCCGTAAAGCCGTCGAGCGGGGCGAGATTTCCCTGCGGTCGGCCTACGAACTGCGAAAGCTGCCGCACCCCGATCAAGATCGGTGGTTGCCGCGGGCGGTTGTTTGCAGTGCGAAGCAATTCGTCGCCGAGATCGCTCCCGCTGTCCGTGCCTACGTCAACGGCCGGCAGCAGGGGCGATACGTTCGAACGAGTGGTGAGCCGAAGGCGTACCTTCGGTCTTTGAAAGAAATCCAACACGAATTGGAGAACGAAAATGAAGCGTCTGCTGTAATCACCGTTGAGGGAGCAAAGAACTCGTTGGACGGATTCAAAGCAGCCCTCAAATGGGTACTGCACCTTGACAACTTCACTATCAGGAAACGCAATGAGCAAAACCGCAACGAAACCGAAAGGGACGGCTGAGCCGGAGACCGGCCTAACCGTCGCATCCTTGACCAACCTGCCTTCGACTGAATTCGCATCCAGCGATTACGACGACCTGTCGAAACGCACCGAGTTCCTCGGCCGCGTGCAACTGTACTCGAAGGGCGAGGCTATCGACACCGGCAAGGTCCGTCCGGGTCACTATGGCATCCCCGAGAGCAAAGAGAAGATCATCGAACTCGGCAACAGCATCGACATCCTCGTCCTTGCTCGCCGACCGAAAGCGATGGACTTGTCCGACATCAAAGACATCGTTACGGTCTATGACTCGGGCGATCCCGAGTTCCAGCGGATCAAAGAGACGTCGAGCAAATCGAACTCCGGCTGCATGTACGGCGTGTCGTTTCTGGTCTGCGAGCGCTCGACGGGTCGCTTCCTCGAACTGTTCTTTGGCGGCAAGTCGAGTCGCCCGGTCGCCGCGGAAGTCTATCCGTACATGCCGGCCGAGGACAAGGCTCCGCAGCCTTTGACGCTCAAGTCCAAGCTGGTCAAGAACAAAGCCGGCAACACGTGGTTCGTCCCCGTGGTCGTCCCGTGTTCTACGCCGATCGACATCGACGCCGCCAAGGCAATCGATGAGATCAACAAATTCATCAACCCGCCGAAGACGGAAGTCGTCGAACAGCCGGCCAACCAGCGGACTCGATAACCGTGCAAGCTCTACTCATTCAATCGCCGCGCGTTGATTTCGCGAAATTCCTGCAAACGTGCGAGAAGTTGTTACCTCATCGCCCGGCCGCACTCTCTGATGCGAGTCCCCGGCGATTGAGTGAGTTGGAGCGATGGCTTTCTTGTCTGGCCGGCTTCCGTGCGACAGACGACATCGAGTCTGACGTTGCTAGGCACGCGATGCTCAGTGTTTTGATCTGGGCACCGCACGATCAACTGCGGGAATTCGTCGAGTTGTGCGGCCTGCCGCACATCACGACGCACACGGTGAACTTCGCATTCAGCGCGGCCGTTGTCAGCGGAACGTTGTACCACTGGCAGCGGTTGACGGTCGATCGTCCTCATTTGCAACCCCTCGTCGATGACATTCACGCACAATTCAAGCTCGCCGGGGTGCCGTTGTGAAACTGATTCTCTTCGACCTGCTCACCGTCGCGTTCCTTATTTCGATTCCGGCCGCCGGAGTCTTGTCCGTCGTCTGGTTGTCCGCCCTCATTCACGACAGGTTGTTCAAATGACAAAGCCTAACCCTGATGATTACGCAGCCCTTAACACCACGTGGTTGCCGAGCATTGTGCAAACCCTTCAAGCTGCGGAAGAGATGAACAAGGTGCAAACCGAGTTCTTTATGGAGTTTGACGAAATTCGACTTTGGCACGGTGACGGGTGGAGTCCCGGATTCATCGTAACCCGTGATGACGAGTTCGTGTTCGTACCGGATTACAAAGATCGATGATCGAACAGACCCACTTCATCCTGCCCAGCGGAAAGCGTTACCGGAAGCACCCGGTCACGCTCCGACACGACGGCGACCAAATCTGGTTCGTCGAGTCGCCCTTCGCGTTGAAGGATGAGATCAAGGCAATGCAGGGTGCGAAGTGGCATGGCTTCGACGACGACCCAATCAAGCAGTGGTCGATCAAGGATACGCCGCGGAACCGGTTCAACCTCGGCTACCTCAAAGGCGAGAATGTCTACGAGTGGTTTGACCGACGTGTTGAAGATCGAGGGTTCTCAGACTTCGGCGGTGAATTCAGTCTGATGCCGCATCAGATAGAGATGGCGAGTTCGGCACTCACCCACCACTACCAAATTTGGGCAGTGGAAATGGGCGCGGGAAAATCTGCCGCAGCGCAAGCAGTAATCGAGAAATCGGGTAAGCGTAATTGGCTCTGGGTCGGACCAAAGAATACGCTACCGACTATTCAATTCGAGTTCGAGAAGTTTTCGTTCCCCTTTTCAAATTTCAACGTCCGATTCATCAGCTTCGAACAACTCGTCAAGGCCATTGCTGAAGGTCTTGAGACGCCTGACGGGATGATCGTTGACGAAGCGTCAAAGGTCAAGACAGCAACGGCCCAGCGTTCGAAGGCTGTGCAGAGCGTGGCGGACCGCATCCGCGACAAACACGGTTACGACGGGTTTGTTATCCTGATGACCGGTACGCCGGCAACGAAATCACCGACTCATTGGTGGAAGCAATGCGAAATCGCGTGGCCGGGGTTCCTGCGTGAGGGGAGTCCGCAGTCGTTGGAGAAGCGACTGGCATTCATGGTTGCGGAAGAGTATGCGGCCGGCGTCTTCAACAAGCGGGTCGGATGGCGAGACGACGAGCGGAAGTGCAACGTCTGTGGCAAGTTAAGCGCCGAACATACAATTCCAAACGTGCCGGCGAGTAAATGTGCGTCTGTTGGACCGGACGAACATTACTTTGAACCGTCTGTCAACGAGATTGCCTTACTGTACGAGCGCCTGAAGGGACTCGTAATCATCAAGAACAAGAAAGACTGCATCTCGCTCCCGGACAAGCGATACCGCACCATCCGGTGCAAGCCGTCGTCGTCTATTCTCCGTGCCGCGAAGACTTTGGCAGATTCCGCCCCGAACACCATCACTGGCTTGACATGGCTGCGTGAACTCTCAGACGGGTTCCTATACCGAGATGAGAAAGACGGCGTCCAGAAGTGTGACCACTGCACCGAAGGTAAGGCATTGGACTGGCAGCGAATTGACGGTGAGTTCGAGCAGGTCGAAATCACCTGCCCGAAGTGTAACGGGGCAATGGAAGTACCGCGGGTTGTTCGGGTCTCGAAAGAAATCCCCTGTCCGAAGATCGACGAACTCAAGAACCTGTTGCTTGAGTGCGACGAGACGGGGCGGATTGTGATCTTTGCAGGCTTCACCGGCTCGATCGACCGAATCACCGCCGAAGTGCTGAAAGCCGGCTGGGACGTCTGGCGGTGCGACGGGCGGGGTCAATCGATCACGACCAAAGACGGTCAGTTGAGTCTCGACCCCCTTCGGTATTGGAAGAATTGGGACAATCCGCGGGTTGCATTTGTCGCCCACCCGAAGTCGGGCGGATACGGACTGACGTTGACCGAGTCTCGAATGGCGGTGTTCTACAGCAACGTCCATGAGAGTGAGGTCCGGGTGCAAGCCGAAGATCGGATTCACAGGAAAGGGATGGACGAGAATCTGGGTTGCGAGATCGTGGACTTGATTCACCTACCAACCGACGAGCGTGTGTTGGAGATCGTCCGAGAGGACCGAAGGATTGAAATGATGACTATGGGCGAGATCACCAAAGACATCGATTGGGAGAGTGAATAATGGACGAACACCGCGGACACCCAATCGAGAAGTGTTATGGTCGCTGGGTCTATTCAGACACCAGAGTACCTGTCGAACGTCAGAAGAACAGAGTCACTCACCTGATGCACGCGTGCCAAATCATCGGATACAAGCACCCCGATCTAACAATCGCCCAGTGCTTCGAAGATTGCTACAACGAATTCTGCCGGAAGACACACGTATTCCCCGAATCGGAAGGGGCACTCGACAACCGGCTGAACGCTGAAGAGTCCGTTTTCAAATCCCAACAGTAAGAGGTTGACATGAAGAGACGACGAGCATTGGTATTCGCGTTGTGCGCGATGGCGATTGCAACTGCGTTTGTGACCGCCAGAGTGATGTACCCGCCCAAGACGAAGACGGTGATTGAAGAACTGCATAACGCAAGTGTGGTCATTCGAACCAATGGCTCAACCGGGAGCGGCACGATCTTCAATCGCGGCGGTCGGTCATTTGTATGGACGGCAGGGCACGTTGTTGACGGTGGGATCGATGGCGTCACTGTGATCCACGGCATCGATAAGTACAAGGCCCGTGTCATCAGATACAGCAGCATCGGCAACGGCCGTGACCTTGCACTGCTTGAAGTGGACGGCTTCATTGAATGCAAGCCGATCCACTTTCGAAAGTCAGACGTAAAGATTGGGATGCTGGTGACGCACATCGGAAGCATCTTCGGAACAGAGAACGAACGCAGCGTCAGTCGGGGAACAGTTGCGTCACCATCCCGGTTTTTTCGAATCGGCCAAGCTCACAACTGGTTTGACCAGTACGACATCACGGCGTACCCCGGATGTTCTGGCGGCGGACTTTTCAGCGGCGATCAGTACGTCGGAATGCTCACGCTCGGACGCCGCGGCACTGAGGCAGTCCACTTCTGCGTCCCGTCGAGTGAGATCGTGAAGTGGGCAATCGCTGCCGGCGTCCCGTGGGCTGTCGATTACACGTCGCCCGTTCCCTCGGAGATCATCCCACTGTTCGAGCGGAGTGACACGACCTTCGGGAAGAGTCGTAACCTTTCGTGCGGATTCAAAACTATGATCGGGAAGAAATGATCCAACACCTGTTGTTTTGGCCTCAATCGGTCAACCGCTGCTATGCTCCGTGGTGGGTTGTTCTTTGGCGTATTCCGTTTTGGGTGATCGTCAAACTGCTGCGGTTTGTCTTGTGCTCAGTTTGTTTTGCCGGGTGGGGGCCAACGTCCTTCGCCCGAATGTGGAGAGGCACTAAATGAAGTACCCAGCGGAAACCATTGCTGCCGTCAAGCGGAGTCTATCCGCGACGAACGGTAAGCGACAAGAGCAGATTGCCGCGGAGCATTGCGTGAGCCGGTCGTTAGTCTCCGATATCTGGACCGGCCGCTGCCATGCGGATGAGATGTCTCGCACCACTCTGCACCCTGACGCGTCGTCGCGAGTTCTCGTGATCGGCGACACGCACTGCCCCGGTATGCGGAAAGGGTACATCGATTTCCTGAAGCGGATCGCTGATGGTTACTCAGTCAATCGGGTCGTCCATATCGGTGACCTCGTTGACTGGGCGTCGATCTCGTACCACGAAAAGATGCCAACCCTCAGCAACGCGTCGGCTGAGTACAAGAAAGCCAAAAAACAGGTTTCGAAGCTGGTGAAGGCGTTCCCGCAAGCCGACTGGCTGATCGGCAACCACGACGCGCTGACATCGCGACAAGCTCACACCGCGGGCCTTCCAACGGAAATCCTGCGGGACTATGGAGACCTCTGGGACGTCCCTTGGACGGTCCATCCTCGGTTCGCCAAGCTGACCATCGACAACGTGATTTACTCCCACGGTGACAGTGGAGCCGCCGGAAAGGGGGCAGCGTTCCGGCAGGCCAAAGACAACTTCCGCTCGACGGTGATCGGCCACTTTCATTCGCAGGCGGGGGTCAACTGGTGGGCCAACCCAGAGTATCGCGTCTTCAGCATGTCGGTCGGCTGCGGTATTGACGCCGCAAAGCTGCAATTCGAGTACGGCCGGAAGTTCCCGTCGAAGCCGATTCTGGGATGCGGAGTCGTGATCGACGGTCGCAAGGCTTACTTCGAACCGTGGCTCTTGAAAAGCAGGTGAATGTGTGAACCAAAGACAGTCCGTACTACAAGCCCTGACCGAAGCTGGCGACAAGGGTCTGTCGATGGACGAACTCATTACCGAAGTCGCCGCTCTCACGGGGAATACACCGACTGTCGGGAGCGTGTTCGTTGCCGTCGCAAAACTGAGAATCCATGATGAGTACACGATCCCACTCTACGACGGGCGATACCGAATCACGCCTGACTGAGTATGACGCGATCCCGATTCCGGTCGCGGAGATTTACTTCGACAGTGCGTTCAATTGCCGCGGAGCGTTCACGCCCGACTCTGTCCGAGAACTTGCGGACTCAATCAGAAATACCAGACTTCAGCAGCCGATTGTTGTGCAACCGGCTGCTGAAGTCATCTCCATACCCGAGGGCTATGGATATCGGCTCGTCTGTGGTCATCGCCGGTTCATCGCCGTCACGCTGTTCCTGAAGTGGGAGACGATCCCCGCGATTGTCCGAACCGGGCTGGACGAGTTGTCCGCCCGCATCGACAACCTCAAAGAGAATCTCGACCGCGTCTCCCTGAACCCGCTTGAGGAAGCTCGCGGGATCGACGCAGCATTCAGTGGACAATCGAACTATGCCATTGGGAAGCAACTCAACCGCTCGACCGGATGGGTTTCGGATCGCAGGGCCTTGTTGACTTTGCCGGACACGTTGCAACAACAGGCCGCGGCAGGCTACTTCACGTGGCGTGACATTCGTGACATCAGCCTCGCCGATGATCCGATTATTTTAGCGCAAAAGTTGCATTCGGTGCGCAGAAAAGACAAGTCGGCATGTACCAAGGGTCGGAAGGCGGCTACTCGGACGCGGACGGAAATCAAATCGATGATCGATGCGTTGATCCGACTGAACCTTGACGGGTTTCCGACACGCCTGCTGGCGTGGTCTGCTGGCTGGTTGAGCACAGAGGAAGTGATGATTGAGGCGCACGCGATCCACAAGCGGAGAAAGAAATGAAACTCGAAGGTAGACTGACAATCCTTGGAAACGACAAAGGTATCACAATCGAGGTAGAGGATTACGACTCCAATATCACCTTTCTGACGATCGAACTGACGACAGAAGAGTTCTGCCAAGCTGCACTCGGCCGGCTCGCATCCATGAGATGTGAGTTGAATGTCAACGGACTGGAACACGTCGGCAAGCACATGGAGTTGGACACGCTGGAATTTGAGATGCCCTCAAACATGCTGAACGTTTACGAACCCAAAGTGCTCCGTGCGACTGCCATCGAGCGGGCTAACGAAATCTGCCCCGCCGGGTGGGTGCCGGACACTTATTTTGGATCGCAGGGTTCGTTCAGTCGTAAAGGTGGGAAGCTCTTTGCCAAAACCACGATCCGCAGGTGGGTGTGACCATGAATTGGCCCGAAGTTCTTTTCATCCTTGTTCTACTTCACGCGTTTGAATGACTGAAGAGTGGCGACCCGTTGTCGGCTGGGAAGGTCTGTACGAGGTCAGTGACCTTGGACGGGTTCGTTCGCTGGATCGTGTTGTTCAGACTCGAAATCGTTGGGGCATTATCGAGCGACGATTCAAGGGTCGGGTGCTATCTGACAACACTAGCGGAGCATACCTCACCGTCGCACTGTGTAAGAACGGGCAAGCACGTACACATTTAATTCACACACTTGTAGCCGAAGCGTTCATAGGCAGGCGACCACAATCGCAGGAAGTCTGTCACGGCCCGAAAGGGCAGCGTGATAATAGCGTCGGCAACCTGCGATATGGGACTCACTCAGAGAATCTAAAGGATAGAGATAAAGATGGGACTACACCCCGCGGAGAATCGCACCCGAATGCTAAAATGACTGCTAATAAAGTCAAAACCATTCGGGAAAGTTCTGATACGCAGCGGGTGTTGGCAAAGCGTTTCGGAATATCACAGGCGCAAATAAGTACAATTGTACGCTGTGAGAATTGGTCACATGTGTGATATCACACAAATTCGACACGAACTCGCCGTTGGCAGAATGGTCTTCCTCGATTCGGAAACCGTTGGGCTTTATGGTCAAATGGTTCTACTTCAGTTTGCTGTCGATTCAGGGCCAATTCACTTGTACGACGTTTGGAAAGAACCGGTTTGGAAGACTTTGGAACTGCTGGAACAGATTGCGAAAAAAATCGTTGTGATGTTCAACGCGGTCTTCGACTGGTTTCATATTTCCAAGCTGGCGACGATCTGGCGATTGCTTCCCCCTGATTGGATTCCAGAAGAAAATATAAACGCAATTGCCGAACTCGAACCGCGCGGTTGTGATGGGCCGTGTCTCAAACCGGCTTCAGCTTTGGATTTGATGCTTTATGGGCGGCGAACAAGCCTACAAAGTTTGATGCAGAGAGGTGACATCCGCGTCCGCCGGGTGCCGACCGTTCTCGCTGGTCCGCTTGCGGAAGAACTCGAACGCCGGGTCGAGATCGACGACATCTACTTCGCCCGGTCTGCAAACCCGGATGCTCCCCGGTGGACTGTCGATGAAACGAAAGACCCAGAATTCAGCGACGTCACGCTACGATTCAAGGCGGCGGGCGGGTTGAAATTCCTAGCCGACCACGTCTTGGGGTATAAGCCGAAGTACCACTTCAAAGACGTCGAACCACAAACCCGGCCTTATGAGTTGGGGTACGCCCCCTACGCAAAAGCCGTGTCGTCGCGTGAAAAGGGTTGGGCTGTCGAGACAGACAAGGGTACGAAGTACGCATGGCCGGCTATAATCCAGCAGCACATCAACCATTGGGCGACGAATAAAGAAGCCAGAGAATATGCTCTCGATGACATCGTCTACACCCGAGGTCTCTACGAACATTGGAACAAGCCCGACCACGGGGACGACGATTCTGTTCTCGCTTGTGCTGTCGCTGCAATCCGCTGGCGGGGGTACATCGTTGATCTTGACGGTATCCGGGAGTGCCGGCGCGAGGCAGAAGGGATCGTCGCTTCCGCCCCTTGCGACCTGAATAAGCCGGATGAAATCCGAGCCTATCTCGGAGAGTGTCTCGATGAGCTTGAAGCCCTCACCATCGACGCCAGTGTTGCCAAGCCGATCTTGAAGCTGATGACGAGTTGGATGATCGATGAGGAAGAGTGCAGTAAGTGCTGCGGCGGCGGGTGCCATCGGTGCGGGTTCACCGGGAAGACGACAGCCGGCGAGCATCCGGTTGTTTCGCGGGTGGTCGAGATTCTGAAGTGTAAGTCGAAACTCAAAGAGATCAACTTGTTGCGAAAGCTCGAAGTCGCCGGCCGATTTCATGCTGACTTCAAGGTCATCGGAACACTGTCGTCGCGAATGTCGGGAAGTTCAGGGTTAAACGCACAAGGCGTACCCGCTGATAACCGCATTCGCAAGAACTTTATCTTCAAGCGTGAAGGTGAAGAACTATCGCTGGGGGATTTCTGGAGTTTTGAAGTCTGTCTGGCGGAATCCGTGTACAACGACGATCAGCTTCGAGCCGACCTGCTGAGCGGGAAAAAACTACACGCTCTCTTTGCAATGGCACTGTTCCCCGGCATGACTTATGAGGACGTGATCGCTTCTGCTGGGACGGAAAATGACGCCTACACCAAGGGAAAACAAGGGGTCTTCGGCGGCATCTTCTACGGCGGTAACGAGAATACGTTGGTCAAGCGTCTCGGCGTAACGCCGGAGAACGCCGCCGCGGCCTTCCAAGAGTTCAGCGGTCGTTACCCCGGCGTCGGCGTCCGCCGCAAGCAAATTACCAACATGTTCAGTTGCTTGCGACAGCCGGCGGGGATCGGGTCCGCGATCTACTGGCATGAACCCGCCGACTCGATCGACAACGGACTGGGCTTCCACCGGTACTTTACACTGGAAAACAAAATCTGCCGGGCACTGTTTGACCTCGCTCGCTCTGTCCCCTCGGAGTGGCGGAAGATCAAGGTCAAGGTCGTCCGGCGGGACCGGCTTCAGACCGCGAGTGGTGCAGTGGCCTCAGCGTTGTATGGGGCCGCATTTGCAATTCAGGGCTGCAACATCCGGGCGGCGGCCAACCACGAAATTCAGTCACGCGGGGCGGTCATCACAAAATACGTCCAACGTAAAGTCTGGGACTTGCAACCCGCCGGCGTCCATGAGTTCGTCGTCGCCCCGTGCAACATCCATGACGAAATTGTTACTCCGGTGAAGCCGGAGTATGTTGATCGAGTGACAGAAGTCATCCGCGAGAGCGTTGAAAACTTCCGGCCGTCTGTTGCATTGATAGGAATCGACTGGTGCCCACGGGCAGAATCGTGGGCTGAGAAGAAAGCAGGCGGCGTATCCATTAGACCCGAGGGGATGGAACGGTGATTGATGACATTTTCAATCGACCGCCCGAAGGTCAACTGACTGTATTGAATACGGTACTGACAATCTCAAAACGATTTGATGGTTTTCTCTCACGAGAGTTTCCGGGTAAACGCGCATCAAATTCAGAGATTCGTCGGTGGATCGCTAATGGGTCAGTGTCCATCAACGATGTCCGCTATAAGGATTTGCACGCAATCGTTGATTGGCCGTTGACGGAATTCTCATTGTTCCCTAACGGTCGGAAGGTCACTCTGCATTGAACTTCAACATCTACTTCGACCTTCAGGGTCCAGCCGGGACGGCTACTCGCATCCCGAACAAGAACAATCCCGTCACCGTTGAGCGACTATCATCAGTGCTCGACGGACTGTCGTCTCAAATTGACCAGTGGCCGTTTGGCCTCGAAGTGATCGGTGTCCATATTGAAAAGGTAGTTGAATGAGAATCCCGAAAGATCGTGCTGTAGCTCTCGTGGGCATCCCCGGTCGGATACGGACGTTCCTTCCGATTCCGAAGGACGCGTTGACCGACCAGAAGAACCCCCGCGAGCATTGCATCGAGTGCGAGTCTCCAATCCCGCCGGGGAAGCCCGGCCGTGTTTGCAAACCCTGTCGAGAGGACAAGCTGTGAGATTACTGAAGATTCTCTGGGCACTGCCCAACACGTTGCTCGGGCTGTGCCTGCTGCCCTTGATTCTCTTGTCTGGGGGCCGTGTGCGACTGTTCCTCGGCTGTGTCGAGATGGTCGCCAACGGTTGGATTCGCCGCCTCTTCCACCGGAATGAGATTTTGGCGGTCACCCTCGGTCACGTAATCATCGGAAAGTCAGGGCCGTGCCTCTTTAGCTGCCGAAGCCACGAACACGTCCACGTGCGGCAGTGCGAGCGTTGGGGTCCGTTATTCCTACCGGCGTACTTCTACTTTGCATTGCTGATGAGGGTGATTGGGAAAGACCCGTACTGGGATAATCCCTTCGAACTAGACGCTTTTGAGAACGCCGGGCACGACGTAGCCCACCCTGACGACTTCGCTGAGCACCAGTGCAAATGAAACCCGAAGAGAAGATTCGCAACGACCTTCGGGAGTTCTTGCAGGTCCGCGGCTGGCTGGTCGAGATCATGCACGGGAACATGTACCAGTCCGGAATTCCCGACGCATACCTCTTTCGTCGGGACGCCGGGCCGAGGTGGGTCGATTTCAAAACCCCGAATCGCTACTCATTCACACGGGCACAACGTCGTAAGTGGCCCCAGTGGGAGAGGCACGGCGTGGGAATCTGGGTGCTCACGGCTGCCACTCAAGAGGAATACGACAAGCTGTTCGGCCCGCCCAATTGGCGTGATTACTGGAAAGATTCGTGGGGCGTTCTTGACCCGCAAGACGCGATAGATAAGGCAATCGATGAGGCAAGTGAATGAAGAATGGCGATCTGTTGTCGGATGGGAAGGGTTATACGAGGTCAGCGACCTTGGACGCGTAAGATCATTGGATCGGATCGTGTCTTATAGAGACGGGCGAGTGCGAAAGTATTCAGGAAAGGTGCTATGCCCCGGAACATTGAAACATGGGTACTTGCTTGTCGTGCTGAGTGATGCCGGAAGGAAGGAATCACGAACAGTACATTCCATTGTTGCAGAAGCATTCTTAGGAACACGTCCACCCGGAAAGCAAATCCGACATGGTCCTGACGGCCCTTCAGTAAACACAGTTAAGAATCTGTGTTATGGAACGGTTTCCGAAAACCAAATGGACCGCCACAGAGACGGTACAGCGAATATAGGCACACGGAACGGACAATCGAAGCTGACGCCTGATGATATTGTTACGATCAGACAGTCCGACGAAAATCAACGCGATGCTGCTGCACGTCTGAAAGTGTCTCAATCCTTGATTAGCCGCATTCGATCAGGCGAAGTCTGGAAACACATCAAATGAAACATCTCAAGAAATACCAACTGTGGGGCTGCATGGCCACGTCGTTCGCGATGGCCTACGACATGACGCTCGACGAGTTCTACCAGAGCGTCGGGCACGACGGCTCGGAGATCGTGTACCCCGAACTGCCGGAACCAATGAGACGTCGCGGGGTACACCCCAACGAGTGCGTACTTGTCGGATTGCAGAACGGGTGCGCCGTCACACCCTTTGAAGTGCATTCGCAGCTTCAAGCCTCACAAGACATCAATGCCCTGTTGGACATCGGGATATCGCGTTTCCACAGAAAGTACGCGCGGAAGACTGTCGAACAATCCAAGACGGCATTGAAGAACATCCTACAAAGCACGATCCAAGAAATCTGTACGCCCCTCGATTCGAACTGGCTCGACTTCAAGTATTTCATTTGCAGACGGCGGGGCGTTCTCGAAGGTTGGGCCGGCAAGTGCAAACACGCTGTCGCCTTTGATCGCGGAACGATCTACGACCCGGACGGCCCGCAATATCCCTACGACCGTGCCGAGTGTGAGCGGCGAGGTTTCTTCGGAAATAGACTCTGGATTGTGGATAAAGTCGCGCAGAATTGACGCGTCGCCGTGTACTACGGGCATGAACATTGAAGACGACACGTGGCAACCCTTCTGGGAATGCAGCACCGACGCCGAGTGGCCGGCGGTGAAGTTGATTCTAAAGGGGTACTCACCGGAAGAGGCGGCACGCCAGTTGGAATTGAAAACAAAGGAAGTTCGCACGATTGTCAGACGAGTTTGGGGTCGGCATGCAAATTCTTCTTGACCTCGATGATTGCCTCAATACATTTACGACCTCGGCACTTACGCGCTTCTGCCGAGTCAACGTAACAGAGAGTACCTACCCAAACAAGGGTAGCTTCGACATCTGCAAAGCGGCGTCGATGATTCTAGGGAGACAAGTCGAAAAACAAGAATTCTGGGATTCGTTCGACCGTGAGTTCTGGGCGACCGTTCCTAAGTCGGCCGAGTTCGACATGATACTCGAATTTGCCGAATCGTTCGGCCGAGAGAACGTCTGCATCCTCACGGCCCCGACCAAAGACCCGTTGTGCCTAGCTGGGAAGTTGGACTGGATTCACGACAATCTGCCAGAGTGGTTGCACCGTCAATTCCTCATGGGTCCACGTAAACACTTCTGCGCCAGCAAGAATCGACTGTTGATCGACGACTCGGACAAGAACATTGACGAATTCAATGCACATGGTGGGTGGGCAATCCTTGTTCCTCGGGCATGGAACGTTCTGAATCGATTCAACACGAAAGAGCATCTCGAAGCGTGTTTTCAATTGGCAAACGGCCATTCACGACTCTTTCACTGGGTGAAATGATGCTGTACGGAGACCTGTCCCAAATCGAACCGACATCTTTCATCTGGGGAGACGCCACGGGACTCCGAGGCGATGTCAATGGATTGCAGGGGGATGTCACTAACGTCCGAGGCGATGCGACCGGCGTCTCCGGGTATGTCGGTGACATCAGCGGCGACATCACCAACATTACCGGCTCGGTGTGTGGAATCAAAGGTGATGTCTCCGGCATTTGGGGTGATGTGAATAGGATTGTTGGTAGTGTGACCGGGGTCCAAGGCGATATGACAGGAAAGCAAGGTTATGATCGCTAAGGTTATGATCTCTCGATTCAGGAAGCCGTCAATGGTCTGGATTCTCGTTGCACTGTTCACGCTCCTCGCGATTGAGCAGTTTTTTCGCGGTAACTACGCCAAGGCAACGTACTGGACAGCGTCGGCTGTCCTCACACTCTCAGTACATTGGATGAAGTGATGCCAACAATCGAGCACGTCAAACAAGCGATCAACTGGGCAATGGGCGAACGCGACCTGCTGCCCGACTACGGCTACGACCAAGAAGTCTATCTGTGTGGCACTGCCTGCTGCGTGTACGGCGCTGCGTGCCTTCTAGCCGGTGAGACGCCGCCAATATTTGGCGGCCCGAATCACGACGCATTGGGCGACGACCCGACAATGCTGTTGCTCGTCCGGGCAATGAAGTGTCACGCAACCACTCCGAAGCAAATGCTGGATATCATCGAAGGTCGGTCGCGAATCTTCGGCGACTTCAACGAAGTGGTGGGTGACGCGTCGCGTATCGCGGGGGACGTCACCTACATCAAGGGGGACGTCTCCAACCTGTGCGGCGATGTGACTTACCTAAACGGAGACGTCTCAAACTTAAGGGGCGACGCGACTGGCGTGGAAGGACGTGCGACGATTCGAGGAGATGTGACAAACATTAGGGGGCGTATCAGCGGACTTGAGGGCGACGTGTCCGGACTCTCCGGTGATGTCACCCACGTCTACGGCGACGCAACCGGCATCAACGCCCACATGACCGGAGTAGAGGGGCCGCTGAAATGAGTGAGTTCAAAGATGTGTCGGAATTCTGGCAAGACGAACTGCCCTTTGATCTGAAGGTGGGTAATTGCATTGTCATCTATATGGACAAGGGTCCGGGCGGCCCCTGCGGCCAGTCGATGTCGGTGACGTGCCCACATGCGATGTTCGCAGTGTTTTCTGATTATGAGCAGATGGAAGAGTGGGCACAAAGTCGTTACTCAACTCGACAAGGTGATCGGGCCGACCTTCGCTGGTGGGAAGTGGGGCAGGGCGGTCCCGGTAGGTTGAGAGTGGCAGACTTCCGATGATCGACCATCAACTGATTGAACAATTCAAGCTGTACCGGGCGCACGTAGAAGACCCGGCCGCGGCAGCCATCCTCGTACTTGTAGACAACATGAAAGCTGTCCCGAGAGTCAAGGACGACAAAGACGTATACTCAGTTTCCGAGGCTTCAGAATACCTGAAGGTCACCCCGACCACCGTTTACACGTTGTGCAAAGAAGGCAGACTGAAGCATCACAGGATCGGTAAAGGGCGAGGGACTATTCGAATCAAAAAACGCAATTTGGAGAACCTGACCCGTGGATAGATCACTCGAAGAAAAGATCAACAACGCCATCACCGAGCATCTCGGTTTCAAGATCGGAGAACTTGAATTCTGCGACAAGGCGCTCGACGCACTGGATGCCGTGCAGTACGGCTTGGAGATGCGTCGTCAGGAATTGGTCGCCGAAGCTGAAGACTTTGACGATGAGGAGTGGTAATGCCCAAACTCAAATACGTCAGTAAGAAATTCCGCAGTGACAGTCTCGTTCGCATCGATAAGGCGAACGAGATCATCGACGAGTACATGAACGCTGGTTATCAGTTGACCTTGCGTCAGCTTTACTACCAGTTCGTGTCCCGTGATCTGATAGCGAACTCCCAGAAGGAATACAAGAGGTTGGGGTCGCTCATCAACGATGCCCGACTGGCCGGACGGATCGACTGGCACGCGATCGAGGATCGCACTCGGAACCTTCAGTCGCTCGCGCACTGGGACAGCCCGTCCGAGATCGTCGATGCCATTGCCGACCAGTACCGAACTGACCGCTGGCAGAACCAGCAGTTCTACGTGGAAGTCTGGATCGAGAAAGAAGCGTTGGCTGGCGTCTTCGAGCGAGTTTGTAGCGAACTCGACGTACCGTTCTTCTCTTGCCGCGGCTACACGTCGCAGTCCGAGATGTGGTCGGCAGCCCAGCGGCTTCGAAAGCGTAGTCGGTCGGGCAAAGAGATCGTGATCTTGCACTTTGGGGACCATGACCCCTCTGGCATCGACATGACGCGGGATATCCGCGAGCGATTGCAGATGTTCGGGTGCATGCTCGACCTTCAGCGGCTAGCCCTGAACATGGATCAGGTCGATGAGTACGAGCCGCCGCCGAATCCCGCGAAGACGACCGACAGCCGATTCGCTGGTTACATCGCCGAGTACGGCGACGAAAGCTGGGAACTCGACGCGCTGGAGCCAAGCGTACTCGCCGACCTTGTCCGGGATCAGGTCAACGAGCTTCTCGATCACCTGCAATGGGGTTTCGACACCGAGTACATGGAAGAGGAACGTGCCGTGCTGACGCAAGTCAGTCAGCGGTGGGACGACGTGACACAGTATCTGGCGGGGTGACTTGTGGGCTACCCGAAAGACCTTGACGAGTACACGATCGCCGAGCTTCTCACTGAAGTCGCCCGTCGTCGAACCGCGTTTGGCAGGGGTGTGTGCCCCTACTGTAACCGACTGGCAAGCGAGCCGAATTGTCGAATGGTTGGGCAACACGAATTGGCGAGGTCCATTTTGGAACTGAAACAACTCTGAGGGGTGAGCATGCTGCTAGCGAGAATCGGAAAGACGTGGGTCCGACCGGAAAACATCCTCGAAGTCCAAGAGTTCTACGACGACGAACAAAATCGGAATCTCGTAAACGTCACAGTAAGATCGCCGCAAGGCGGTCTGAAGATGCTGACCGTCGAGAAGTCCGACGTCTCGAAGGAAATCTTCTACAACTGGCCTAAGAAATGAACGACCCAGAAACCTACCTCTGGCTTGGCGGCTGGTTGGAACACTCCGGCCGCTGGCATCCGCCGCACTGCCTCGCGTCCTTTACCGTGACGGACGCCGTCCACATGGCCAAGGCGGGACCGACGACATCTGGGGAGAATGTTGCCGGCGGGCCGCTTTGCATCTTTCGATGGAATTGCTGATGGCGGACCACATGCCGGAACTCGCCGACGACCTGAAACGCCTTGTCATGGAGTGCGACGCGTGACAGAGATTTGGAAACCCGTCGTTGGCTACGAGGGTGACTACGAAGTCAGTGACAAGGGCCGAGTCCGGTCGCTGACACGAAAGGTACGATGCCGCGGCGGAAAGTTCCGACTCAAACGCGGAAGGGTGATGTCACCTTCAATCGATCAGAAAACAGGTTACCAGTCGGTATGCTTGGCGTTTGAAGGTGCCGTCAAGACATTCAGGGTTCATGTTCTCGTTGCCGCCGCGTTCATTGGTCCGCGACCGAATGGGCAGGACGTATGTCATGGGCCGTTAGGTAAAGCGATCCACCACGCGAGTAACTTGAGTTACGGCACAAGGGAAAAGAACTGTGCCGATCGCCTTAGAGACGGAACGCACTTGGAAGGCGAAGACATCGCCCAAAGCAAGCTGACCGTTGAAGACGTGTTGGATGTTCGGAGACGCTGCACTCGCAGAGGGATGAAGCGAAAGATGGCAAGGAAGTTGAAGGTGACCGAGTCTTTAGTCAGCATGATCGTTAACCGTAGAATTTGGAAACACATATGAGACAGCCCGCCTACCTCTCCCACAGCGCATTATGCCTGTGGGAGTCCGACCGACGCGAGTTCTACCTGAAGTACCTCGCTGAACACCGGCCGCCACGGATTCCGCAGGGGTCGCCCGCAGCGGCCGGGTCGGCGTTTGATGCCTACGTGAAGTATTCGCTGGCGTCGGACCTCGGCCTCGAAGGATCGCTCGACGAACTGTTCGAGTCGCAGGTCGAGTCGCACAACCGAGACTTCGGCCGTCAGGCTGGGCCGTACATCCTCTACTGGTACAGACAATGTGGCGCTTACGACGAGCTTCTCGACCTGCTGCGGCAGTCCACCACCCAGCCTCGATTCGAGTCCACCGTGCGGGACGTGGTTGACGGTATCCCCCTTCTCGGGAAGCCCGACTTGGACTTCAAAGTGGGTTACCCGGTCGTGTTCGACTGGAAGGTCCGCGGGTTCTGCTCGAAGAACACGACGTCGCCATCGAAAGGCTACCGTCTCTGCCGAGATGCCAACGGTGGTAAGCCGAGTAAGTCCCACAACCAGTCCCACAAGGACTTCAGACCGAGTGGGCCGCTCAAAGTCAGCCAGACCCCGCTGGAAGAAACAAACGTGACGTTCGCCGAGCAGTTGACAATGTATGGCTGGCTGCTCGGGCACGGCCAGCCGGTGTTGATGCTCGACGAGATCGTGTGCAAACCGAACGGGACACCAACTCCGCTACTTCGGGTTGCGAACCATCGGGCACAGGTGTCACTCGAATTCGGGGCGACTCTGTTGGACCGCTACCGAAACATGTGGTACGACATCGAGGCTGGTCGCATCTTCGATGAAGACAACGACGCGATCTGCGAAAGCCTTGACAAGGCCGCTAAGTCGTTGGCCGAAGAAGGGGATGATTTCTTTGCATCTGTTTGCCGAAATGACGGCTACTGGGGGTAAACCGTGTTCCATATTCGATGTGCTGTCCCGTCCGATATCCCTGTCTTGCATGACATGGATATCAAATGCAACGAGACCGACTGGTGGTCCGAAGAGGATTGGGGCTACCGGATGAGGTACAACGGGACCAACATCATGTGCTTTTACGGCGAGCCGGTCGCACTCATCGCGGTAGACGCCTTGAACAGCACAGTGGCGTGCTTGATGAAACTGGTCGTTCGGCCGCATTTTCGTCGGCGGAAGATTGCTAAGCAGTTGATCGCTGAAACCGAGTTGATGCTGCTTAATAAGGGCTACCGCATCCTGCGCTTGTATGTCCCCGACCGGCGCTTGGACCCGCGGAATGGTGATGACCTGTCCGTATTTCTGACCAAGGCTGGCTTTCGACCAGCACTCACGATGACGCCCGAGAATAGTGAGCGTGGGGTCGAAGACCTTGTCCTGTTTGAGAAAGAAATCTCATGCTTCGTAACGTAGACCGCATCAGCAACGCGTCGGCGAGTTGGCCGAAGATCGCCAGCCTGATCGAAGGGTTGGCCGTAACCGCAGAGAATTTGGGGGCCGACAGTTCAGAGGCGTGCTTCACCTACGAGACGCTCGACTGCGAGCACGACGACCTTGTTCCGTTTATTCGGATCGGTGTTGCCCGAGTCCAACGATCGGAGAATGTGACCAGTGAATGACCAAGTCATCTGCGGCGACCTGCGGGACGTCCTGCCGGACCTTGACCAGCGGTTCACGATGTGCTTTATGGACCCGCCCGATGGGATTAACCTGAACTACAACTCGTTCAGTGACCAGTTTGAGGATTACTACACATACCTCGAAGAGGTTGTGCGACTGGTCATCGCCCGTTGCGACATCAGTTGGCTGTCGTTCAACGCTATCTGGCTACCGGTTGTCGGTAGTTTGGTTCGTCAGTTATGCCGAGAGAAGCCCGAGTTGAAATTCAAACCTTGCGTGCAAACCTTCACATTCGGGCAAACCCGGCAAACCGATCTCGGCAATGGCCATCGCCCCCTTTGGCGGTTGGCGTGGGAAGGCTCGACTCTGTATCCGGACGCGATCCGTGTGCCGTCGTGGCGACAACTGAACGGCGACCGTCGAGCCGACCCGCGCGGTCGCGTGCCGCTTGACGTCTTTGACGTGCCGCGGGTCACGGGGAATTCAAAGCAACGTCGTAAGTGGCACCCCACGCAAATCGGGGAAGACCTCGTAGAGCGGTGCGTCAAACTCTCCACGGTTGAGGGCGATTCGGTTCTCGATGGGTTCTCCGGTACGGGGACGACGCTTCGCGTGTGTAAGCGATTGAATCGGACGTGTACCGCCATCGAGATTGACCCGATGTACTGCGAGAAAATTCGGAAAGAGAATCATGTTTGACCGAATCTTCAACCGATTGTTCCGGGGCAGTAAGACGAAATGGACCTGGCGCTGGTATGTGTTTCGGTGTCGATGGTTTGGGATCAAGTTTCACAGAATCCGGCCCGAAGAGGATGAGTGGCACACACACCCGTGGAATGGTATCTCCATCATCTTCGGAAGCTACGAAGAACAAATTACCCGCGATGGTCCGTGGCTTCATCGTTGGGGAATTAATTTCATCGGAGCGAATCGCGAACACCGCACACGCGGCAACTGTTTCACTCTGTTCATTCATGGTCGCCGAGTGAACGACGGTTGGTATTGGGGTGACAAAATTAAACCGTGGAAAGGCCCACAAAGTGCTGACGAAAATTGACTACCTCGGATCACCAATCCAAACCGGCTGCCGGATCGTTTATCCCGTTCGAAAAGGGTCATCCTTGGGCATGCGGCAGATGAAGGTAGAGCGCATCCTTGCCGACCGACTCGTGGGCTACAACCCGGATGGTCGGAGAATATCGCTCCAAAACTGGAAGACGTGCGTTGTCGTCGAGCGGGATGCCACGGACCCGCGGGAAGATGACTGGTTCGACTAGGGAAAGACCCCGCCGGGGTCTCCTGCACGACCTGTGCAGAGAACAGGTTGGTATCAAAGCGGTTGCCGGGAAAACTGCCACGGACAAGGTCACGTGGACTTACGGTCTTCGTATCCAGCAACAAGCAACCCTGCCCGCTTAAATTGGGGTGCATCCAGACACCCGGCGGGGCGCTTTCATGCTCGCTTCACCTTGTATGGAGTGAATTTGAACCCGTGACGGCGGTAATTCGGGCCATCCACGAAAACAGTGTACCGGCCGCCGGGTTGCCTTTCCATCCCCGTGTCTCGAATTTCAAGGTACGTTCGTCTCTTACCCCGCTTCAAGACCTCAAGGACTTCCCAAACGCCCGGAAGCCGGTAAACCACGTCGCCGCCGGAACCGATCAGTTTCACCCGACTGCCGGCGCGGATCGTGACGCGCGGTGAGAGTTGGTATTCAAGGACTGACTTCAGCATCATCACCCCGTAGATTTACGCGCCATCGATTTCAAGACACTTCGACGCTGAAGTGACCTCAGCTTGGCCGCCCGTTTCTCCGCGGCTTTCCTGATCTTCTTTTCTCGTTCGGGCTTCATGCTCCCCCCACTGCGCGCTTGGCGCTCTCTTGGATGTGGTCTCGCCGATAGCGAAGTTTCTGGTACGTCCGCTGGATCATGTCGAGCGTCCGGTGACCAACCAGTTCGGCGAGCGTAATCGGGTCAACACCGTTGACCAGTGCGTCGGTGATGTACGTGTGCCGGATGGCGTAAGGGGTGATCTCAATGTCCGTGTCGGTTGCGACCTTGCGGAAAGCGTGCGTCAACGCGGACGACGTCCACGGGCCGCCGCGGCTGTTGCGGAATAGCGGACCCTCGGGATACTTCAGCATCAACCGCTCGGTCACGGCCTTCGCCTTCGCCGTCAAGGCGATGATGCGGTCATGCTTTCGACCCTTGGCTTCCTTCGCCGGGATCACCCAGACGTTGTTCGCCCTGTCAACGTGACGCGACTCGATCCGCCGGGCCTCTTCCGGCCGACAGCCGGTTTCACGCAGTACGGTCATCAGGTCTTTCAGCGATCCGTCCACGTGCTTCATCAAGGTCCGCCACTGGTCGGCTTCGACGTATGTCTGCCGGGCCTCGGCTTGCGGCCGTTCGATTCCCAGCACAGGGTTGTTCAGGTCAGGAATCACCTGCCGTTTCTTGGCCCAGTTAAAGAGGCGACTGACGCACCGGATCAGACCGTTCCGCGTGGTGGCGCTCGCGTCCGGGTATTCGTCCTCGATCCACGCCTCGATGTGGAAGGCGCGGATGCTGCGGATTGTCACGTTGCCCGCGTGTTGGCAGAACGACGTCAGGAAGTCCAGATACCACCTGTGGGTGCTCGGCGCTTTGTTGTTTTTCGTCCATTGCAGGAAGTCGCTGACGAGGTCCGCCAGCGGTCGGTCTTGTCCGATCTCCCGACGACCGGCGCTCAGGTCGTGCCAAAGCCGGAAGGCTTCATCCTTGTCCTTGGCGAGCCGCTTCTGCTTCCCGTTGACGTAGCAATACCACGTCTGATTCTGCTTTCGGAAGAACGGCCTATTCATCGCTGTCTCTCTTTCTTGGCGAGGGCATCGAGTCGCCGGTTGACCCGTGATCGGTTGAGCGTCCGACCGTGGACACTGACGAAAAGTGGTAGTAAAATGGAAGCGATGTAGATGCTGAAGGTCAGCAACATGGGATTCGCCCTTTCAAGTGTAGCACACGATTTGCACGACGTCGGATTTCGTGCATCAATCTGTGCATTTTGAAGAAACCGGTCCGTCACAACTCGAATATCCATAACCATTTGCCCCTATAGCTCAACTGGCAGAGCAACTGACTCTTAATCACATGCAGCAAAAACGACGTGTTGCAGACCCTTGGCATAAGTCGATAGACGACAAGGCTTTGGTGATTGTCTCATTCACCTATCTTACTGGTTTCGGTTAGTGGTTGCAAACTGTTTTGTTGCAGTTTACACCCACCTTTTGGTTCGCAGTGCAATGGGTTTGTGCATTTTGTGCATGTGCAGCCCTCAGACAACATGTGACCACGTTTGGCGCTTGTCGATTCGCCCAACTGTAGTCACGTGTACGTTGAACTCTCTCGCCAGTTTCACCCGGCTCTCACCGGCCCTCAACCGCAGTCGAATCTCCAAGACCTGCGACACGTCCAGTTTTGCGAACGCAACTCTCCCTTTCTTCAAGGCGTCCTGCGTGTTATCAGCGTGAGTCCCCAGAAACAGGTGGTCGGGATGGCAGCACTGTCGATTGTCGCAATGGTGAAGCACGCACAACCCTTGCGGCACTTCCCCTTTGAAAATCCGGTACATCACGATGTGCATCGCGTAATTCTTGCCGCGATGGTACGTCTTCCCGTACCCAGTCGAACTGACCCCGCGGCACCACTCCAAACAACCGGTCTCTGTAAGCCGCGTTCGCTTGAGAATCCATTCGAGGGACATCGCCGGATATCGCGGAAATTCGAAGACCTCTGGCTCGAAGACCTCTGGCTCGTCGTCAACCCACCGGCGACGTCGAATCGTTGGTTTGGCTTCCGTAATCCCACACCCGCCGCACCCGCTTCGATTCGATCCCACGTCCCGGACGGGAATACGGATCAATGCCCCGCAGACACACCGGCAGACGGCGTTCTTACCTACGGTTTCGAGTACGGTTAGGTGTTCAGGCATGGTTGACCTCACAACGCCGACTCGCCGGGAAAGGGGGTCGGAATCGGGCCGACCGCTCCGTAGGATTAAACTTCATGGCCGAATTAGGTGCCCCATCACGACCATTGGGAGTGACCGATCGACGACCATTTGGGCATCGGTGACGGTCTCCACCCCCAGTTCAACCGCCGCGGAGCAAGCCGCCCGCATGTGTGCCAGCACAACTGCCGGAGACATCTCGATACGCTCCCCGGCAACCATTCGCAACCGCTCAATCTCACCGCACAGGTCATAGACCAGACGGTGCGGCTTGTCTGCCCATGTTGCGGCGAGAGGCCCCTCACCGTTGACGGCGCTTCGATAGTCATTCGTGTTCATGGTTCTCCAATCCAAGATTCAAAGGTGACTTCCCGGCGAAATGCCCGGAGTTCGTCGTCGGTTAGGTCGGCGTCAAAGCAGCCAAGGGCCGACATCAGATGCCCGTAGCCGCGCTCAACGTGATTCACCGCGCCCCGTAGCTCGTCCACCATCTTTCGGTCCCGCGGTAGGACGTGATTGAACTCGATCAGCTTCGCACAGTCCGTCGCCCGCGCTGCCGCGGCACACGCGAGCTTCAGGTGTTGGAACAGTTCGTGCATCAGTGACTTTCAAACACAGATTTCGCAGTTAGAGTCTCCGCAGCAGAGGCAGTCACGCCACGTTTGACCGCATCGCGAGCAAGGTGAGTCGCCGCTATGCTCCGCTGCCAATGCCTCGAACTCCGACGACCATTGTTTCCGTTGCTCCACCCCCTCGAAACTTTTCAAACTCATCGCGAAGTCGATGCAGGAAAACTGATCGACCAAAGCGGGGACATTCAACGGCCACGGAAGGTCAGCCGTGTTCGCGACTATTGCTGCCCTCAAGTCAACGGCAAGAGCCTCTCACACTTTCAACTCCAACGACTCGTTCGTGTTCATGGTTTAACCTCGATGAGTGATTGGCCGCCCTGCTTCGGTGACGGCGTGTTGCGCTTGTAACTATTCACGCACGCGATGATCGTGTCGCGGACCTCGCGACTCTTCGGCCCTGAGATTGGCACTGCGACTGGTTTCGCATCCGGTCGTTCGTGAATGACTTTGGCCCGGCCGTTGGCGTACCACTCGTTCACGATTCAATCTCCACTGGTTGACCGGCATAGGCCGGGTAGATTTGCCTCTCACCCTGACGGCGGGCGTACTCTTCGGCCGCACCCTTGTCAGGGAAGAATTCACGGTGCCCGTCCGGTTCTGGCTCACGGCAGAACACGAACCATCCGAGAGGGGTTTTCATACCGGCAGAATCTCCACGGTGTTGCGGTCGTACTCACTGTCATATCCGACGACTACCGCCCAGTCGTCGAACACGTGAACCCGCGGGTCAGTCTCGTTCAGTTGCTCGGTGACGTCGCACATCCGGGAACGGATATCGTGCAGTCGTCCATCGAGAATTTCTCGTATCCGCTGCAACTTGATTTCACGACAATTCAGCTTCATCAGTTCGGCCGCAAGTTCGCGGGCGTCAGTTTTGGTTGTCATGGTTTTCTCGCTTTCGTGATGGTCTTTCGCGCTTGCTTCACGTAGTCCCGGCAAAGGGTCCGATAGGTCTTACCCACGGGGTGGACACTGCGGCTGTCCAAGGCCCCGGCGTCGAGTGCCGTGAAGACGTCTTCCAGCAGGTCGGCCAGACGTTCGCATTCGGCCTCAAGGTCTGGGGCCGCTTCCATTATGGCGGCATTGGCCCGCCGCTCCGGGTCTTTGTCTTCCGAGTCTCGCGGCGTGTTCACAATCTGACCGGCCCCATTCCGGAGTTTTGTGAACTGTCCGTTCCACTTCCACGTTCCGGGAGTTCTCATGTCAGTAACCTTTCGCTGCACGGTTCGCCAAAGAGATTCCGTTAGACCGACCGATGAGTGTATCGAAATCATACCCGACTTCTGGGTACACGTCGGCAATGTCGGCAACGAGTTCGTAGTGCCGTATTGTCGCTTCCCCGTTCTCGTCGAGAAAGTCGATGGCATCGAGAATCGTTTCAGCGTCGTTGACGTCTATGAACATGGTATCACCCGTAAATGAGTTCCCCGAAGAGGCAGCATTGGAGATAGACGTCGCCGGTCGTCGCGTCGCCGGTCTCATTCAGCACATCGGCGAAGTGACACGGGTACTTCTTGGCCATGACTTGCATGCCCCGTCCCAGCGCTTGGCGGTCCAGCCGGTACTCAGCCTTGTCACTTTCCATGTCGGCAATAACGAGGGCACAATCCGGAGCGAATGGGATCATGTACGTTTCCGGCCAACTGTCATCATAGAGCGGACCGCCATAACGGAATTCTTCCACCGTGACACAAGCTGGAAGACTAACGCCGTTAATCTGATACCAGTAGTTACTCCCGCCCTCGAATGCAGAACAGAGTAGGGAGCGGATTTGATCGTCGGAAAATTCGATGGTCGCTTTCATGGTTATGCCTCTTCAAGATGGAATCGTTCGCCATTCAGTCTCAAACGTCGTTGGCTTTCGTCGGTGGACTCTGCCCACGGTCTCAACTCATCGGGAATCGTCTCGACGTCCCGGAGCATCCCACGGTGGAGTTTCTCTAGGGCGGTTACAGCTTCCGCCCGGCTGTAGGTTGCGTTGCTGCCGGGGTAACTCACGGCTTTCAATTTGCCGTTTCGCCGGTAAGGTACGATGACGATGTATCTCAGCATGGTCACACCTTGAAGACACGGTTAAGGGTATCAATCAATTCGGCAGCTTCAGCGGCCGTCAGATCATCGGCGATGGTTTCACGGTTAGAACCGCGGTATGCGTTGACGTAGTAATCATCGCCGGTGTCGCCGGGTGACACGTCAACACTCCCGTAGCCGGTTCGTCCGACATCGAACTGCGTGCATTCGTTCAGAAGCATGGTTCACCACCTTGGTAACTGGTCAATGGAAGTCACTTCGCACACCTTGCGGCGCTTACGCTTCGGCCGACGCCAATTGCTGCGTAGCTTATCGTGGCAGTAAATGATGACCTTGCGACCCGGCTCAGTTAGGAATCGGGCCGCTATGTTGCGGAGCACCGCTCGTCTAACTGGTCACGCTCGTAACGGTCGGTTCGGTAGCCGATGATCTGATACACGGTCACACTCCCCCGTTGGCGTTGTGATACTCGCGAATCTCTTCAACGGCGTCGTCTTCGGTGACGGCCTGCAATCCGGTGATTCGACAACCGCCGCTCTGTCCGGGCGGAAGCTGGCCCTCTGAAATCACCGTTTCCAGCATCCGGTCAATGTCGCGAACGCCGAAGTAATAGACGTCTTCGCATTGGCCGTCGCCGTCCCTTATCTGGTCGTCCAACTCTTCAAGGCTTGCGTCATCAAGTCCCTCGCGAGTCACGTACTGCGAACCGAGAAACGTCAATTCGTAGGTTGCTTCGGTCGAGCAAGCGTAAACGTGTTTCTTCCGATTGAAGACGTATACGCCATAAATGCGAGGCGCGAGCGATCTAACTTCATCGTGCCAATACTCTGTTTCGTCGATCTTGACAACCCAGAGTTCGGGGATGAACTCGACGGTTCCGCCGGGCGGGTATCCGACGAACTTGCCGCGTTCGCGGCGGCAGAACGGGACGACGTGATTGTCCTTTTCCCAAACGTCGGCGTCGTTATTGTCGCCGTCCACCATGAGCAGCGTGCAATCGCGGGGATCAACGCTGCCGTCTACGGGGTCTACAGCATCGGTCGGAATGAACACGGCATTAGTTTTGAATTGCATGGCTTGCTCCGGCGGGTTAGACTTACTTAGAGTGACCTTGGCAGGGATCGAATGACCGGTGTCAAATGGAATTGTTACTCAATCCAGACTTTTACGGCGTCCCGCCCGCGCAGCTTCCGGGTTTTGATTCGTTTCTCCGCCGCGGCCCTACGCCACTTCTCGTCTGCCTTATGTTTCGCTTCGTCGCTCGCGGACTGTTGAACGTGGTAAAGCATCTGCAACAACCAGTACCGAGAGTTTGAATCCAACGACGCCAATACGTCGGCCCCCGGTCGGCTACCCAGCCGGATTCGCTCATCACCGCCGCCGTGGCGCACCAGTAAGCAGTAAAAGCCGCGGGACTTCACAATGCGGAAGTGGAAACTATGAGAGTCCACACCCCCGCATCGTCCCGGCTCGTCGTGAATCAGGATATCGTCGTTGGCCAATTCCGGCGGGTTCGGCGTCCGGACTCCGAAACGCTTTCCGTCCCACGACTAGCCGGGTTCCCCGTTGATCGTCGGTTTGCCGCACGCGCACATGATTTGCCCCTTTGTTGATTACCCCCGCGAACACCCTAGTATGACACACGTTCGCCCGGTGTCAAATTGAATTCTTGAGTTTAATGAGATTTCGTGCGTTCATATTCTTCAACCGTGATTTGACCATCTTCGTACATAAGCCCGGCGATTCTGACGTACTCAGCCTGCGACATGTCGCCCGCGTCGTAGGCCATCCGGTGCAAATCAGCGATCCGGCGACCCGTGCATTCGGAGACAAATGAAATCATCGCGGCCGAACCCGGTTCCCCGTTCCAGAACCACATCCCCTGATCGACTCTGTAGTGGACGGAAAAGTAGGCGGTTGTTCGCGCTTCACCACAAATCACTTCGGCGATGTTTCGCAGACACATACCTTTCGCACTCGCTTCGGCGGTAACCTCACGTTCCAGCACGCTCAGCGGTCGGCCTGCGATTGTTTCAAGGTCACCGTAGAATCGATCATCACTGACGACGGGGATACCGTCCGTGTCGGTCCCGATGATGCCCTTATCGTTCGGCTTGGCGGGGACGAAGTCGGGGTGTTCGCTGCGTTTCATGTCTCACTCCGGGGTTAGCGGTAATGTTGGCAGAGTTGCCCATCAAGGCACGCGAAAAGCTCGACGTTGCTGAGTTGTTTCAACAGGGGGCGGATATCGGTTGATCGGTGAACCGGGTAAGACAGATGACGGTAGACGAAAAACTCGCCCAACGTGTCACTATACTGGCGGCTGAGTCCTTCGACTGCCCAACATGGGAACTCGTCGAATCCCATACTCCACAATTCGGTGATGCGGGCAATTACGAGGTCTCGCATACTCATGCACTTCTCACACTCCCGAATCGCGTCCGTTGCATCAGCTTCGGCAGCGGTCGCTTTCACCGCTGAATCGACGTCGCCGCTTCGGAGCGCTTGTTGCCGTTGCTCGTAAGCCCGCTCTTTCGCCGCTACCAGCTTGTCCCGTTCGCTCATGTCTCTCTCCGGATTTTGACAACGTTGTAACAGATTTCGGGGTAACGGCAGTGGTGAAACTTTTCCATGCTTCCAATCGGCATGTCGATTAACCTCTGACGTGTCTGCTGCACGGTCGCCGGGTCAAACTCGTCAACGTCGAAATTGAAAAACCATGTTATGAGGCGGTCAAAGTCTTCCCCCCTCATCGTAGCATTCATAGTCGCACGCACCCTCAGTGTGAAAGACATACCAGCGGATCATGTCTCTCTCCGATTCAGAACAACGTTGTCATCGAACGGCGGCCACGGCAGTGAAACCTTGCGACCGTCACTCAGGGTAAAGTGGATGGT